TTACCAAATTGCTGTATTATACTAATAATTATCTTAAAAACGAGGATTAAAATGCGCACAGATTTGCCAAAAACAGTTAACGAAGCACTGAAAATACTAGCATATAATGAATATTTTTGGAATGATCATATCAAAGGCGCTGTAAACCCACACCCCAAAGACAGGGAGACTGTGAGATCACTTGCTGAGGCACAATACGCATGGACTGAAAAGCAAGCCAAATTGGCCGTGGTAATATTGAAAAGATACCAGACTAAATTCCAAGCAAGTGGCATCGACATCAAACCGTTGATCGATGACCCAAAGTATGAAGACGAATTCAGGGTTATAAATTTCAACAAATGTATCAAGAAATACAAAGACGATCAGGGTTTGATCAAGATAGAACTACATTTTCCCTACGACAAAAAGATAATTCAACTGATACGTTGCCTAAAGGACAAAAGAGATCTGCCAGGCGTGTATGCTTCCTATGATGGCGAGAGTAAAAAATGGACTATGTTACACACAGATGTGACCGCTTACTATTTGACTTTGATTGCGGTAAGATATGACTTTGAGTTCTTGTCGCCCGAACTGATAGACGATTACGAGAAGATAAAGAGCATTGTGGTGGGACATCGTAAACCGGCGGCTAGGATTGTCGATAATGAAATATTAATAGACCATGCCACAGAATCGCTAACAGAATATTGGCACAGTAATGTCAAATCGAAACCATTACTCCAACAGGTCGACTGTCTAAAAAATCACGGAATACCAACCAAGGGCCTGTCGGTGCCTGCCCGATCCAAACTGGCCCAGCGCGTCGCACACCATCCGTATCACAAACTCTGGATTAACTCTGTGGCTTTCACAAAGACAGAAGTTGTGGAAGCGTTGATTGAACTAGATGCATTTCCAGTATTGATGCCTTGCCACAGCGATGTTCATGAAGAACAAGAGATAAAAGAATTCTGGGAATGGCTAAAGGCATTTGAATCCCACGGAATAGACATAATGAAACAGTGCTCTTGGGGATTTGATCTCAAAGAGCCAGTATACCGAAAAGAAGGACGAGGTTACAGTTTACGAACAAACGTTATCGACGACAAAAAACCCAGAGAATTTTTCGAAAACCTGTATGAACTACATCAGATGAGTAAACAGTTTAAGTTCATAGATAACCAAACTAGAATCATATTCGTACGTAACAGGATCCCGAGGGCACTGATAAGAAGTAAAATAAAACCAAAAGCGTCACTGATAGCCCTAGGCGGTGGATACTACGCCACTGGTACCGATAATCTTAAAAGACTTCTTGAAAACCTTCCAAAAAAGTTGTACTATAGTGATCATCAACCCAGCAGTTGGGATTGGCATGATCACGCGATAGAACAAGTATAATGAGCAGTTGTAAACTAGTAATAAAGGACGAAGTGAACGTAAAGTTTGAAAATCTTTCCCTCGAATGGAGAAAAAGGTTATCTAATAAATTCAAGTATGAGATCCCATATGCGAGACACTTACCGGCAGTGAAACTAGGAAGGTGGGACGGCAAGATCAGTTTCTTTGGCCTGGGAGGTACGACTTATCTAAATCTCGTTGATGAAATAATTCCAATACTAGATGAGGGCGGGGTCTATATAGACGTGGTAGATCAGAGAAACACGCAAGAATTCAGTTTCAAGAAAGTAGACAAACAATTCCTATCACACATCAAATGGCCAGACAATCACCCTTGCGCTGGACAACCCATAGAACTGCGAGATTATCAAGTGGAAACTTTGAACAAGTTTATAGAAAATCCACAATCGATACAAGAGATAGCCACAGGCGCGGGCAAGACTATCATAACTGCCGCCATGTGTCAATTAGTAGAACCATATGGTAGGACAATCACCATAGTGCCTAATAAAAGTCTAGTGACACAGACCGAAGAGGATTTCCTTGCTTGTAATCTGGATGTGGGTGTTTACTACGGCGACAGGAAAGAGGTGGGAAGATACAATACCATCGCAACCTGGCAATCACTAAACGTTTTAGAAAAAAAGGCTAAAAATGAACACAGCACAGAATTCAAAGAATTCTGTGAGGGTATACAGACTGTTATCATCGATGAGGTGCACATGGCAAAAGCAGATGTATTGAAGAGATTATTGACTGGTCCATTCGCACACTGTGGAATACGTTGGGGGCTTACAGGCACGGTGCCAAAAGCTGAATATGAATTCATGGGATTGAAATGTAGTATAGGAGAAGTTTCCAATAGAATACAAGCCAGCGAACTGCAAGACAAGGGTGTTCTTGCCAATTGCCACGTAAACGTTCTTCAAACACAGGACCATCCCCAATTCAAGACATACGCGGAAGAATTAAAATGGCTTACAACAGACCAAACTAGAATGTCGTGGATAGCGGGGACAATCAAAGACATAGCAACCTCAGGCAACACGCTCATACTCGTAGACAGAATATCAGCAGGAGAAATATTAGAGAAGAAAATTAAGGATGCGGTGTTCGTGTCCGGAGCAACCAAAAACACAGACAGGAAGGAACAGTACGATGAAATATCTACTTCAACAAATAAAGTTATCATTGCCACATATGGAGTTGCCGCTGTTGGCATTAATATTCCTAGGATTTTTAATCTTGTTCTCATAGAACCAGGAAAGAGTTTTGTAAGGGTAATACAAAGTATTGGTCGAGGCATTAGGAAAGCAGAAGACAAGGACAGTGTGCAGATATGGGACATTACCAGCAGTTGCAAGTTTGCGAAAAGACATCTGGGAGCAAGGAAAAAGTTTTACAAAGAGGCAAATTACCCGTATAATATAGAAAAGATAGATTATGAAAATCCTTACACTAGAAAATAACACATACCAGTTAGAAAAAATACCAGAATGGGTTGATGAAAAAATGAGATTCGCTGTGCTAGATAACTCGGATCCGAGTAATCCGGATTTTTTTTACATACCTTTGATATTTTTGGAAAGTTTCAACGCACCAGCGGCAGTGTTAGAGATTGGCAAACACAGAATCAAAATGCCACTAGATTGGAAGATGTTGATAGGGGAAGCCGGACAGCCAGAGATGCATGTATTACCAATAACAAGTTTGAATGACAGAGGTTTCGACGCTTTTACATTTAATCCGCTTTCTAGTTCTAAACCAGATTTCTATCCAATAGACATAGTAGATATCTATACCGAAGTAAAATGGTACTTTCCAAAAATCAAATCCGGACAGATGTTAGCGGTACCGCTGACCAACGGTCGTAGGCCTTTGTGCGCCTATTTTGTAAAAGATATTTCAAGGCAATGTGAGCAGGTAGACTATGGCTCAGTTTGGTAGGCGAACTATAACCATAGACGCACCTATAATGATCACCAGCAATAAAATTGCAGTGTGGATGGACGAGGATTGGATGAAGGACTTCTTCGACTGGGTAAGGAAAAATAAATTTAAGATTTCGGCTATGAATCACATGCAGAATAAGATAAAATTAACTTTCGTAGATGCTAAAGAATGCACTATGTTTGGATTAAAATATGCCAGCAAAAAAAAGTAACACAAAAAAATTTTTTGATCTCAGGAATGGTCTCAAGGCAGTGGACTTTAGAAACAAGGACTATTTCGATAGGATCGACGATAAAGAAAAAAGTTTATATTCACCGTACATGTTGATGAGATATGTGTCAAGTTGTTCATCCAAAGATACTTTCTTCGTAGAGCACTATGTTGAAATGATCAATGAGTGTGTAAACAAACATTGTTTTACTTTAGGCAAACACAAAAAATTGCTTTGGATACTAACTGCTATGTGTGGCAGTCTACAACAGCAATTTCACCCATGGATAAAACCCATGAAACGTGTTCCTAATAAGTCATTAAAACAATTGCAACAAATCTATCCGAATTGGAAAGAGTCGGATTTAGAAACTTTAGACAAAGTAATAACAGACAGAGAATTAGAGGAACTGATAGAAGCGCATGGCATCGACCAATAAATGTACATACTGTGGCAAGGAGTTTGCAAAGGCAAGAACACTACAAGTACACCTTTGTGAACCCAAACGAAGATATCTACAACGAGACGAGAAATGGGTAGTCAATGCGTTCATGGTGTTCCAGAGATTCTACAAAATACATCAGCACAATTCTAAAGATAGAACATATGATGACTTTGTTAAGAGTCCATACTACAATGCTTTCGTCAAGTTCGGCAGATATATCATGCACATCAATCCAGTGTACCCGGACAAATACATAGATTTCGTGCTGAAATCAAAGATAAAATTAGATCATTGGGCTAGAGATGACCTATATGAGGAATATCTTATCGAAACACTCAAGACAGAACCAGTAGAGTCTGCACTACAACGAAGCATAGCAACCATGATGGACTGGGCCACAGAACAGAACGCACAGTGGTCAGATTATTTTAGATTGGTCAACACCAACAGAGCAGTGCAACACATTCAACAGGGAAAAATTAGTCCTTGGATGCTACTTGGTTGCGACGCAGGTAAAAGAATGTTACAATCGTTTAATGACGAGCAATTACAAATGATTGAAAAATTCATAAACACAAGTTTCTGGCCTAGCAAGTTGAAAAGTTATCCTGCAGACTTATTGTTAGTGAAAGAAACTGCAAGGGAGGCCAAAATTGTCTAAAGTAAAATTAGAGATCAACGACGATTTAAAATTCGAAGACGGTGACTGTGCTGTGGTAATCAAAGAAGATGGATCCATAGGAAGAGTTATAATGCCAGACATGGACAAAGAATATTTGAATACAGAAGGGTACAGGAAACTGTTAGACGTGATAGATGTACTAGATCCAGGAAGTAAAGAAGAGTTTATCAAATACAACGAAAAAGATAAAGGAAGGATGCACTAATGCCTGACGTAGACGTAGATTTCTTTGACCGAGACGCGGTGCTGAAATTGTTTAAACACACACCGGCGTCAATGATCAAAGACGGAAAGACCGAAAAACATAAGACCGGAGT